TACCAAAAAGTTAAACGGCCGTAAAGTATTCTTCATTCATGGTAAAGTGGATGTAGATGAACGAGAAGAAGTCCGCAGAATCATGGAAGAAGAAACTGATGCGATTGTTGTGGCTTCTTATGGTACTTTTAGTACTGGTATTAACATACGTAATCTACATAACATTATCTTTGCATCACCAAGCAAAAGTCGCATTAGAAATCTTCAGTCTATCGGCCGAGGACTTCGAAAGGGAGAAGGAAAAGATAAAGCTGTATTGTATGATGTTGCAGATGACCTCAGACACAAGAAGCATATCAATTTCACATTGAAACATTTTATTGAGAGAACTGACATTTACAATGAAGAAAAGTTTTCATATAAAATCTACAAGATAGGAGTCAGCAAATGAACATAAGAATACTAAGACTCGTAACAGGAGAGGACATTGTGGGTACAGTAGAAAAATATGGTGACAAGGTCACTGTCTATGAACCCATGATGGTGATGATGAACTTTCGTGGTAACAGTAATCAAGGCACCTTGCAAATGTCCCATTGGTTGCCGTTACAGTTAGTTAGAGAGAATGTTGCCGTCATATCAACAAAAGACATTCTAACCATTCTTGAACCAGAAGATGAGTTTGCCGAGTACTACGAAAACGCAGTCGAAAAAATCAAACATCTGATGGACGCAAAACAGGAATTGGATTCCAATTTGGATACATTAACGGACCAGGAAATTATGGATATAATGGAATCAATGAGTCTTAATAGTAACCAAATAGTTCATTAAAGGTTTTAAATTTAATTATAATGGAATCTTTAAGCCGAACTGTATCACAAGTCAAGCCCTTTGTCAACAACTTTTTTTGGTATATTTGAATGAGTAAACAGAAACACTATATTAACAACGCCGATTTCCTCAAGGCTCTTATTGATTTTAAAGAGCGCAAGAAAAAGAATCCTGATGAACCGATACCAAATTACATAGGTGAATGTTGGATGAAAATTGCCGAAGGGTTATCACACAAGCCAAACTTTATCAACTACCCACATCGTGAAGACATGATTGGAGATGGTATCGAAAACTGTTTGATGTACTTTGAAAACTTCAATACCGACAAGTACAAGAATCCATTTGCATACTTTACACAGATCATCTACTATGCGTTTCTCCGTAGAATCCAGAAGGAGAAGAAACAGTTATATGTGAAGTACAAGTCTACCGAACAGTTTGGTATCTTGGATGAATATGAAATGTTGGATGTGGATGGTAACACTATTCAGTTCCAGCTGTATGATAATATTGCCGACTTCATTCAAACCTTTGAAGATACCAAGAAGAAGAAAAAGAAACCGGCAAAGAAGCCAAAGGGTATTGAAAACTTTTTAGAAATGTGATACAATGTTATTATGAAAATTGCACTTATTACTGATCAACACTTCGGGGCACGTAATGACTCGTCCCAAGTTTTGGATTATTACCAGAAATTCTACTTAGATACCTTTATTCCCAAACTTGAGGAAGAAGGTATCAAACATGTACTCATTCTTGGTGATACATTTGATCGTAGAAAGTATGTGAACTTCTTTACACTCAAGAAAGCCAAAGAGATGTTCTTTGATCGTCTTTGGAACATGGGTATTGAGATTCACATGTTGGCTGGTAATCACGACACATATTTCAAGAATACCAACGCAGTCAACTCTGTAAAGTTACTTTTGCAGGAGTATGACAACATCAATGTCATTTCTGGTCCATCCGAAATCTATATTGATAACCACAAGATTTGCATGATGCCATGGATATGTCCAGAGAACTACGATGATTCAATGCAGATGTTAAAAGAAACAGATGCCACAGTTTGTTGTGGTCACTTTGAAATCGCTGGGTTTGCCATGTATCGTGGACTGCCTAGTGAAGAAGGATTGGATCGTGCTTTATTCCGTAAATTTTCATCTACTTTTTCTGGTCACTATCATCATAAGTCTAGCTCTGACGGCATTAACTACATTGGTAATCCCTACGAACTTACGTGGCAAGATTACAATGATCCCAGAGGTTTTCATCTTTTTGATTTGGATGACCACTCTCTTGAGTTCATTGAAAATCCTAACAAACTATTTCACCGGATAATGTATGACGACAAGGAACAATCCATCCAGGAAGTTACCAACATGGATTTGTCCAAGTATGCCGCAACCTATGTGAAGGTAGTGGTAGTCAACAAAACCAATCCATATCTGTTTGACCGATTCATGGACAATATGTACCAAGTTAATCCTGCCGATATTACCATTGTGGAGGATATGACAGACTTGACAGAAGGCGTGGATGAAGATATAATAGACGAAGCAGAAGACACTTTGACTATTCTACACAAGTTTGTGGACTCCGTTGAAAACGAAGATATAGATAATGGTGTCTTGAAAAAATTATTGAAAGAGCTTTATGTTGAAGCTCTGAACTCTGATAAAGTATGATTCTATTTGAAACAGTCCGTTGGAAGAACATTCTTTCAACTGGTAACTCGTTCACCGAGATTCGGTTGGACAAGTCACCAAACACATTGATTATTGGTCATAATGGTGCAGGTAAATCCACCATTCTTGACGCTTTGTGCTTTGGTCTTTTCGGTAAACCATTTCGTAAGATCAATAAACCAAACATTCTAAACTCTATCAACGGTCAAAAAGGACTGGTAGAAGTTGAGTTCACCATTGGTAAAAAGAAGTACAAGATTGTTCGTGGTATCAAACCAAACATTTTTGAAATCTATTGTGATGGTACATTGATCAACCAAGATGCTGCTTCTAAAGACTACCAAGAGGTACTTGAAAAACAAATTCTGAAATTGAACTTCAAGTCTTTTACACAGGTTGTTATTCTTGGTTCAGCTTCGTTTGTTCCGTTCATGCAACTATCTGCGGCTGATCGTAGAGGCATCATTGAAGACCTTTTGGACATCCAAATCTTCTCCACAATGAATGGTATTCTCAAAGAGAAGTATTCAGAGAACAAGGATGAACTTACCAAGATCAAGTATGACATTAGTTTGGTGCAAGAAAAGATCAACCTACAATTGGCAAACATTGAAGAACATAAGAAGAACAATACAGCTGAGATAGAAAAAAAGTCTGTAGAGATTGGCAAGGACCAAGATCAGATCAAGAAGTTGCAAAGTGATTGTGAATTGATCCAGAAACACATTGATGCAATGTCTCGTAAAGTGGAAGATAAGATTCGTGTTGAAGAAAAGTCCAAAGAGTATTATCAACTAGAGACAAAGTTGGAAACAAGATTGAAAAGGTTGAAGAAAGATGAAGTATTCTACACGGAGAATGACAGCTGCCCAACATGCAAACAGAGCATCCCGGATACGTTCAAAAAGAACCAATTGGATACGCTTGTGGAGACTAAAAGTGAGGTTGAGTCGGCTCTCAAACAGATGGAATTACGCATTTCGAGTATCCAAGAACATCTTAGTCAGATCAATAAAACCCAGTCTAAGATTTCATTACACCAATCGGAAGTAGTGAAGTATCATACCAACATCAATGCACTGTATAAAAACATTGGTAGATTGATTAAAGAGATTGCTGAATTGAATACCAAGTCTCAAGGTTCGGAAGAAAACAATCAGAAACTAACCGAACTGAAAGAAGAATTGGCATTAAGTAGACAGTCGTATGAAACTCTGTTGAAAGATAAACAGTACATGGAGTTTGCAGGTACGTTATTGAAAGATGGTGGTATCAAAACCAGAATCATCAAACAGTACTTACCGATTATGAATAAGTTGATCAACAAGTACCTGAAAGCTATGGACTTCTTTGTCAACTTCAACATCGATGAGAATTTCAATGAAACAATTAAGAGTCGTCATCGTGATGATTTTTCTTACGCTAATTTTTCCGAAGGCGAAAAGATGCGTATCGACCTTGCACTACTATTTACATGGCGACAAGTTGCCAAACTAAAGAATAGTGTAAGTACCAACCTACTGATTCTAGATGAAGTTTTTGATTCAAGTCTAGATACAGTAGGCACAGAGGAGTTCTTGAAGCTGATCCACGAAATGGGTACAGATACAAACGTGTTTGTTATTTCTCACAAAGGTGATCAACTTTTTGACAAGTTCCGTTCCGTTATTAAGTTCCAGAAAGTAAATAATTTTTCACAGGTGGTAAAATGAATGAAGTAAAAAATGATGATGTAATCGTATTCGATACAGAAAAATTAGCAGAGGCACCAAAGGTTGAGATTGAAACCTTTGCATTGGTACCTGAAACTGATCCAATTCTGGCAGAAGTTCTACCAGAGTTTGATTTTGAAAATGCACCAATCAATGCAGTAGACTTTGCATCTTCTATGGTTGAAACTTGTATCCAAAATCAAGGTTATGGTTTGTCTGCCAACCAATGTGGATTCCCATACCGTATGTTTGTGATGGGTGCAGGTAATGAATATGTGGCATTTTTCAACCCTAAAGTAGTGAAAACTGAGGGTAGCAGACATATGGGTGAAGGTTGTTTGTCTTATCCTGGTCTGTTC